ACAAGTTCTGTCATAGTAGTGCCGACCATAGAGGGCATGTAAACGTCGTAGCTCAAGAACCTACGATTAGGCTTACGCCATGAGGACTCGTCACGACCTGCGCATGTCTCGGTGATGAAGTCACGCAACACTTTCTTCCAGTCGATCTTGGGTTGTACCAAGTCGCCGAACACACCATCGGAATTACCTGCACCCTTACCCTGCATCTTGCGACGCACGATCTCACCCTGACGAATAGCACGTTGGATCTCATTGGCTTTCTCCTGATCCTTGGTTGGGTCACCGCTTGTTGCATTAGCCCAGTCATGCTCATCCATACCCTCACCGTCGCCACCTCCGCCACCTCCGCCACCTCCGCCACCACCGCCTTCTTCCTCTTGCTTGAGGTCTTCGAAGATCTGCTTAACCGACCATCCACGATACTTAGCATCGGGTTGTACACCTAACTCGGGCATCTTGATGAACCCCTCGCCTGCATCCATATCCACTAAAGATAAGTTAACGAAGTGATCTGCTGCGATGTTGGCTAACTGAGCATCCTCGTCGTGCAATGCAGACCACACCTGCAAGTGACGATAGGCTTTGTGCTGTGCCTCGTGCAATACAAGGAAGCGTAACTCGGGGTCAGTCTTCATGTGTTGCTCGATGAAGCTAGGGTTGTAGATCACATCCCATCCGTTAGTCGCAGCGGTAGGTACATCATCGCCTACCTTGACCTTGCCACATGCAAGGATGCCACTGTATGCACAGAATGTTTTGTGTTGCATGATTGCAATGTGTGCTTTTTTGATTCGATCTGATACGTTCATGGTTTTCTCCAAAAGTATTAAGCTTAAGATTTTTAAAAAGCGTGTGTTGTTGGGACGAGATGCTCTGTGTCTTCATCTAAGAACGAAGCTAGACGTTCTGCAAATGCAATCTCTTCGACTGTGCGTTCCTTGAGAAAGGTCGTAGCAATCTGTTGCCTAAGCTTAGGTTGCCTCACAATGATGTAGTGCGACCCCAATACATCACGGTTGCCTGCGGCTTTAAGCTTCTCTACGTTCTCTAAGTGCCTACGATCAATGGTCTTGTAGTAGTCCTCCCGTGTGGGTGTGTACCTGTTTTTCTCTATGTCGTCGTAGCCCATCTTCTGCAAGGTGCAGTCAGCCTCAAGCATGCCGAGGATTTCTGAGGACACATCCGCAGTGATGGGGCGTGGCGTATGTAGCGTCAAATAGTCTGTCTCTTGTTTGACAAAAATAGTAGGGCGTTCACCCGCTAAACCAAACACCATCTGCCGTACCTTCTTGGTCTGACTTGACCACCCACCGGTGTGATGACCCGATGCAATACTCTTACGTACCATATTGCGTACGGTCTTAGTCAAACGTGTCGGGTTAAATGTTGCAACTGTCTGCACTCCGGGCGTTTGCAGTTGTCTTGCGATCTCATACATGTGGCTCATGATTGTTTCCTTAATAGTCCAGTTTGTAGGTTCCATGCGTCCTTAGACTGCACGTTGTTTTGTAGTGGGCGTTGGTACGCCTTCCCGATTCGATTGGGGTGCCAATCTTTTTTGACGACGACGATGGTCTGTCCGTTGGATGTGCGTTCAAGTATGAGCATCACGGTCTCCAGTAGTAAAGGTCAAGGACTAGCACGATCACGGCTAGGGCAAAGATAAAACGCTCGAAGCGTTCCCATGGTGTGAACATAATATTCTCCAAAGTCTTAAGCTTAAGATTTACTTAGCTACTCAAAAGAACTTACCGAGCTTGGCTGCTTGGGCGGTGAACTTACGGCTACCGCATGCCATGCCTACCTTGGCTTTGTTGGATGCAAGCGATGTGATAAAGAGTGCATGTGCCTCGAACGATTCCTGACCCATACGATCTGAGTAGTCCATCACTGCGTCGATAGTCTTAGCATCGACACGACCTGCCAACATGAATGCAAGAATGAATAACGCACCTGCACTGCTTGGGACTTTAGCCTTGAGTGGGTCTTTCACAATCGTCTCGAATAACGGGAGTTGATCGGCTAAGTTAATGAGCGCATCCATATCACGGGCTGCAGCTTCACCCACAGTACCCGCTAGCGCGGGCAGGGTTGCATCACCGAGTACGGCTCGGAGCTTGATGATGTTTGATGCTTTTTCCAATGAACGAGGCGAGCAGTATGCTTTCACGTTGCCCGTCAATGGATTGAAGATGTAAGGATTCTTAGCCTTGGAATCGAGTTCGGTGTAGCAGTCAAACACTTGCGGGTATTGCTTGGCGAACGCCATAACTTCGGGGGCTATGTTGTTGTCGGATGCCCACTCGAGCCACTGCTCAGTCGTTGGATTACCTAGCACAGTAACAGTCATGCGGTTATACGCATGGGCAGGGATGTTGTCGCCTACACCATCGGTATCTAGGTTAGTCGTTGCAAATACAATCGAGCCAGTCGGCAGGGGTACGTCACCTACACGATGCTCGAGGATAGTCGGCAACAACATGTTCATCACAGGGCGTGATGCTTTACCCAACTCGTCAAGCATAAGGATAACGGGTCGAGTCTGATTCTTACCAATACCGAAACGCACATTGGGTGCATACGATGTGGTCATGTTCTCTCGGTCAATAACAGGCATAGCCAAGTCACCGAGGTCTAAGTTTGCACAGTCGATGTAGCAAACCTGATAGTCAGGCAGTTCCTTGCCTAGTGTGCCAAGGATGGATGATTTACCTACACCGGGCTGACCACGAAGTAGGATTGTGTTTGTTGTACCCACGTTACGGATGAGGGTAGTTGCTTGTGAGAGGGAGATGTTTAACATTTGCATTTTGATTTCCAGTTGAATAAAAGGTTTGAGAGATTAAAAGTCTTAAGGTTAAGAGTTTATAGAAATAGGCTTTCGCCCCGCTTACAGTACGAATGTCTCAGAGCGAGACACAATGTACATGTTCTTTTTGCAGTACGCCATGATGGATGCCCAGCATGCTTTTGCATTTGATTTCTCGGCGTAGCCGTAGTTACCTTGCCAGTAGCTACGCTCGAATTTGTTGCGAGCAATGATTGTTTTCCAATGGTGCGCTTGGTCGTTGTTGCTCAGTACGTCATTCCAATTCACACCAAACAATGAGTAGTCGTTCTCGCCTCTGTCTTCGACTGTTGTCGTTGCATACAGTATCTTGAACGCATCGGTAAAGCCTGAGGTCTGCAGGTCTTCGGCTAGTGCTTTTGTTTCTGCTCGGTCGGTGCGCTTTTGCTCGAACGCTTGAAGTGGCGTGATGATCTCGCCTTGGGCATTGAGTGTGATGCCGTCATAGAAGTAGTACCGCTTCTGATTCACACGAAGCACAGGTTGTGAGTAGCTAAAGATGCTCTGCTTACCCATACCAATACTCACACCCTCGAAGAAACCAAACGCTTCGTTGAGCCTGATGATCGTAGTGTTATGTGTGTGGTATCCGTTAGTGTCGATCTTCACATCACCATTGGGGTAGGCAGTCAGTATGTCGGTCTGAAACATCCGCACTCGGTATGTGTCGTCGTTACCCTTGATTACACGAAAGTGATTCATGCCTCGTTGGTGTTTGTTGGCAGGGGCATCGCCCTTGTTTCTGCCTTTCTTATACATGTGGCGTTGTAAGTGCATCATTAGTGTTGTGTACATGTTCATTGTGTTTCTCCAAAAGTATTAAGGTTAAGATTTTTATTCGTCTGCATTTTCGTCGTCGAGTACCTCTATGCGGAGGATTCGAACGCCATCAAATATCTCCACGATGTCGTACTCCACATCGTTTGCATCCAGTAGTTCGTACAGTTCTTTCGGTGTCATGTCACGCCTCCCTTGTGTGATGAGTTGAGTCCTTTTAATAAGTTGCGGTCAGTCACTACGATGTAGTTGGACTTAGGCATGGGCACGATGGTGTGCTTGCGTGTCTGGGCTTGTGTTTCACCGCATGACAGGCATGTTCGATAGCCGAGCTTGGCTCGGGCAGGGGGTACTCGCTCTGCGTAACAACAAGTGCAGATCGGTAGGTGATAGTGTGGTTGGGTCATACTTAGTCCCACAAATGTTTCATTGCAGCTACGGCTTGTGCCATCGCCTGCTTGGTAGCCATGATGCGTATGGCATCACGATCTTTTGCAATGGCAACGAGTAGATTGGTCAGCAGTTCTTCGTAGTCAGGCGCTACTTTCTCAGTCAGTATCAGTTTGAGTGCTAGCTTCTGCGCTTCGGGGTCAATCGCAGGGCGGGTCATTTCTTCTAACATTAAATTGCGCATATAGTTTCCTAAAGTCTTAAGGTTAAGCGTTTGGTGTGATACACACCCAAGAGGGGACAGCATCCCCTCCCAGTTGCATACAACTTGTGTATTGTTAACACGGCTTGTGCCGTGAGTAGTTCTTTGTTTGTTTACTACGATAGGGTTCGTCGTTCTGATATATCCAAGCTAGTGCTTGTCCCAGTTCCCGTGGTTGTCTTAGCGGTGGCTACCGGAGGTGCCACATAAACTCCACTGAGCAGTCTGTATGTTTGCATACAGTTAACTGCACCCATTTAGGTAGTGTGCGTATGCTTTGCATGTAGTTGTACTTTTCGGTGTCGAGTGACTATCATCCCTACTCAGGAGTCCTGTCCTCATATATGACACACTACTTTTCTAACTACATACTGGGGCTTTAACCCAACGTCTATTCAAACGAGGAAGAATTCATGACCTGCACTCTGGGGAGTCTTAGTGCCTCTATTTTTGGCGGGTCTGCATCTATCGAGCTTCTGTATTTACAGCGACGGCTTGCGTTAGTGTGTATCCGTAGTGTCACGAAAATCTTAAGCTTAAGACTTTCTAAAGATACACAAAAACCTAATGGATAAATTGTTAAAGAACAAACCCTGCAAAAAGGAAAGGCTAGGGGGAAGTCGGGACGATCCCCGACTTGATATATCAATTATACCCCTTTTATAGTCTTTTGTCAAGCTTTTTATAGTGTGTCGTCATCCCAATCCCGCAGGATTTTTTCGGTTAGCGCCTTGGCTTCGGGGCTGTTTTTGGGGTCGGCTTTCTTTCTTTCGGCAACGATCTGATGCACGCGGATTTCTGATAGCCCGTAATCTTCGGCAAGGGTTTTGCGTTTGATGCCCAACATGGCTCTGCGGTAGATGTCTGCGTCGCGTTCTTCGCGCTTGATGTTCGGGGCTTTGTCCACGATAACTCTGGGGGCGCGTTCGTCGAGTACCTTGGCAATGGCTTTCTTGATGGCAGCGTGTTGACTTATTCCGTTGGCAATGGCGTAGCCTTGTGCAATGCCGAGATGCTTCGGTCCGAGTTTAAGCCAGAGTTGCAATGCTGCAACCGCAGCGCCTTCTAAGCCATCTTCGTGTGTTTGGGCTAGGGTGTCTGCAACCTCGAGGGGCAGCTCAATGGTGAGGGAGTGGGTTTCAAACTTTGCGGTGGTGGCGGGAGTTGTCATAGTAATTACCTCAAAAGAAAAGCCAAGTGTACCACAGACTATAAAAACTTAAGCTTAAGACTTTAATCGGTATAGAAGTTGTTACATTGTAACGAAATGGGGGGAGGATGTTACAAGGGGGGTGTTACGCGGTGGGGAAAATGCAAACTCAATGAAATCAACAACTTAGCGGTGAAGCTATATAAAACTATAAGGGAAAATGTGTTGTTTTTATGCTATGTTACGCTGTAACAGGGTTTGGAGAGTATGAGAGTCAAAAAAACCCCATATACTATACTCAGCGTGTAAAAGAACAAAAACAAGAGACTATCGTATAGCCTGTTTTTGACCGTCTGAATTCTGAAAAGAGCGTTACAATGTAACAAATATAATAATATATATAATATCTATCTCTCTCTCTCTTGTTTTTGAAACGCTTAGTATTACTTTTGCGGGGTCATTTGCAAAAAAACAACGTTACAGGGTTTTGTAACAAACTGGGGGTGTTTTGTTACATTGTAACAAGCCTTGCTGAAACTCTTAAGCTTAAGACTTTGCCCCGATGTCATAGTTGTGCCATCAGCCCGTGTGCCAACGCCTGCAAAACCCCGACGGAAATCTTAAGCTTAAGACTTTGCTGCCCACTCGCTCACGCACGCGTACGCGCACTCGCCCGCTCGCTCTCCCGCACGCGTACGCGCACTCGCCCGCTCGCTCTCCCGCACGGTCAGACTACTATGACGTTTTCCAAACGGACACTACAAGCGCACGCATGGAAAAGTACAGACGAAAAAAAGCCACCTTGCGGTGGCTCGGTGGAAACCCTAGGGTTTACTTGTCAAGGACTGTCTCTTTGAAACCTTCGAGAGATTCGAGGCAGTGATCGAGGATAGTGGCGGCAAACTCTGTCAATCCAAGCATGCGGGCTTGGGCTAATGCTTTGCTTAGGGTTTTGTCCAAATCGGTGCGTGATGTGCTTGTCACTTTGCCCGCCTTGGGTGTTGCGACCTTTTCACCCGCGCCCTCTTTTTTGTTGTTCAAGTCGCGTTGAAATGGAATACCCTGCTCAAAGGCAATCCAAAACGCGCCAGCATATGAAACACCAGACGACCTTGAAATGTGCTTTGCTTCGACAAGCCCGTCGAATAGGGCTTTGATTTCCGCACGCGCCTCATTTGTTTTGGCATTGCCCTTCAGGAACAGCTCTTTTGGCTTGTCGCATGCCAACAACATGGCGTCTAATACCGCCTGAATAGCCTTGTCCTGATCGGTGCGCGCCTTGGCAATAGCCTTGGCTTCGCCTTCAAAGGCTTTGAATACTGAAGAAACGAGAGTTTTTGAAACGATTGTCATATAAATACCTTTTGAATAGAGTTAATTGAAATGTCAGAATTAACCGACAACTGAATTACACCATAGAACGATTCGCTTGTCAATAGATACAGTTAACCTTAACCTTAAGTTTTTGGGCATGGTTTGACCCCACCGCCCCGCCACCCCAAGCTGTGTGTGATGGGACTCCGCCCGCGCATTACGCTGAGTGTTGAATCCGCCAACACCCAAACCCCACCAACCTATACAAAACTATAGGATTCAAATACGCACATTACGCTCCCCCGCAACCCACCCCCCTTCTACAGAAAAGGCCCCCCATCAAAAATAAAACACACAAGAAAAAAATTACATATATAATCCGCCAAACCTTAGGAGTGCGATTCCCTCCCATGTACACACCAGTTATAGATTACGACGTTCCGCTTGCGGACTACTCCCCGACATTCCAGTCGTTGGAGACCCGCGTTGCCGCAGCCATGGCTGCGTTAGTAGACACTAACAACCTGCCAGCCCCCAACGAGGTTGATGATGCAGACAAGGAAAAAGCCCGCGAGGTGTTCCTTGGAAATGAGCTTGCCTCAGATCAGGACTTATCGTCCCCCGGCATGGTGGTGTATCTGCAGTCCCTGCTATCTGAATACGACACGGTAGTTGTGAAGTCGGCGCAGCAGATGCGAACCTATGTAACTAATAGGCTACTGCGGGAAACCGACAACCCCGACCCACGTATCAGAATGAAGTCACTGGAACTGCTGGGTAAGATCAGCGACGTTGGATTGTTCACGGACAAGACAGAAATCACGATGCGCCACCGGCCTACGGAAGAGTTGGAACAAATGCTGCGTGAACGCCTGACCAAAGTGCTGGAAGCCGAAGTGGTGGACAACACCAAGAAGCCCGAAACCAAGAAAATCCAGATAGATATCAGCGACGTAGAAGCAATCTAACCGCCCATGGACCAAACCCTAACTCCAGAGATCATTGACAGGATTTCTAAGAAGCTGCCTCCAGACGAGGCGGTGGAGTTACTTGCCATGTTTGCAGAACTGGATGGCAGGAAGCGCCAGACTCTGGCCCAAAACGACTTTCTATCGTTTATTGCTGCAATTGATGCTAACTATAAGTTTGGTACGCACCTAAAACGGCTCGGCACACTGCTTATGCAGGTAGAAACTAACGAGAAGAACCGGATTGCGGTATCTATGGCACCTCGTATGGGTAAATCCCAGATGATTTCTATCTATTATCCGGCTTGGTACTTGGGAAAACACCCCGATCACAAGGTAATTGTGGCCTCACACACTGCAGATTTGGCGGTTGTAATGGCCCGAAAAGTGCGAAATTTGATTAATACGCCCGAATACAAGGCAATTTTCCCCCAAACTAACATTGCAAGCGACGCAAAGGCGGCTGCGCAGTGGAATACGACCAAAGGTGGCGAGTATTTTGCGATTGGTGTGGGTGGTGCGCTGGCCGGACGTGGTGCCCACCTCATTATTGCCGACGATCCGCTGTCTGAACAGGACATTAAGGCTGGAAACACCACATCTTTGGACAACGCATACGAGTGGTTCAGTGCTGGTTTGCGTACTCGTCTCATGCCAGAGGGGAAAATCTGTGTATTACACACGCGTTGGCACCAGCGGGACCTGATTGGCCGTCTAATTAAAGACTCTGCCATGAACGAGGGCGGGGATAAGTACGAAACCTTTGAATTCCCTGCAATTTTGAACGAAGGCACGGAAAACGAGAAGTCAATCTGGCCAGAACAGTGGTCTTTAGAAGCACTGCAGCAAACCCGCTCATCCATGCACCACATCATGTGGCAGTGGTACGCGCAGTACCAGCAAAACCCAACAGCAGCCGAGGCTGCGATCATAAAACGGGACTGGATACGCTGGTGGACCAAGGATGACCCGCCTAAAATTGACTTTATTGTGCAGGCGTTCGATACGGCGCTCACGACCAAGCAGAGGTCTGACTTTTCCGTGTGCCATACGTGGGGAGTGTGGGAGAACGAGGACGACGGGACGCAGAATGTGATTTTGCTAAACAAAGTCAAGGGGAAATACGAGTTTCCTGAGCTCAAACAGATGGCGCATGACCAGTATAAAGACTGGGAGCCAGACAGTGTGATCGTTGAGGCTAAGGCCAGCGGTCAGCCGCTGATTGACGAGATGCGAAGGTCAGGTATATTTGTGCAGGACTTCAGTCCCGGCAAAGGACAGGATAAGATTGCTAGGCTTAACGCCGTGGCGGACATGTTTGCGTCTGGGCACGTTTGGTTCCCCGAGAATGCGTGGGCTGCGGCCACTGTGGAAGAGATTTTGGCGTTCCCAGCCGGGGAGCACGACGACGAGGTTGACACGATGACGCTTGCACTGATGCGGATTCGTAAGGGTGGACTCTTGCGCTTGAGCAGTGACCACGAGGATAATGACCCCTATTACGCGGGCCGTCGCCAAGCGTATTACTAAGGACTAAATAATGGCTACTAATATGTTCCCCTCTTTGACCCCAGCGCCGCTTGGGTTAGATGCACTGGCTCCAGAAGAAGAGGGTCCCGGTGTTGAGATTCAGATTGAGAACCCTGATGGTGTGATCGTTGGCATGGACGGCATTGAGATTGACCTGATGGAGATCATTGATGGCGAGAAAAGCGACGACTTTGACGCTAACCTTGCTGAAGAAATGGACGAGGGCGAGCTGATGAAGGTCGCTGGGGACCTGATCGAGATGGTGGACGCAGACATTGGTGCCCGCAAAGAGTGGGTAGAGATGTACGTCAAAGGCTTAGACGTTTTGGGGATGAAATATGAGGAGAGAACGGAACCGTGGCTTGGGGCTTGTGGAGTATTTTCAACCGTTCTTACTGAGGCCGCGGTCCGCTTCCAGAGTGAGACTATCATTGAAACGTTCCCTGCTCAAGGCCCAGTCAAGACGGAAATTATCGGTGCAATTGATAAACTTAAAGAAGAGGCTGCGGAAAGGGTTCGTGATGACATGAACTACCAGCTCACGGAGGTAATGTCTGAATACCGCCCTGAGCACGAACGCATGTTGTATAGCTTGGGCCTTGCAGGTTCAGCGTTTAAAAAGGTGTATTACGATCCCGGTTTGGGACGCCAAGTTGCCATATTTATCCCTGCGGAAGACATCATTATTCCGTACGGCGCGTCCAGTTTGAAGACATCTGAGCGTGTTGCGCACATCATGCGCAAGACAAAGAACGACATGAAGAAGCTGCAGGTGGCTGGCTTTTATCGTGACGTTGAGTTGGGTGAACCGCAAACGATCCACACGGACATTGAGAAGAAGAAAGCTGAAGACCAAGGCTTTAGTCTGACGGATGACGACCGCTACCAGATTCTGGAAGTGCACGTTGACTACGACATGCCCGGTTACGAAGATGAAGATGGCATCGCACTGCCATACATCGTGACTATTGACCGTGGCACAACCAAAGTGTTGGCGGTTCGTCGTAATTGGAACCCAGAAGACAAGCAGCGCCTAAAACGCGATCACTTCGTACAGTACACATACATACCCGGCTTTGGTGCTTATGGCTTGGGCTTGATCCACTTGATCGGCGGCTACGCACGCGCAGGCACTTCCATCATTCGTCAACTGGTTGATGCCGGTACGCTATCTAACCTCCCCGGTGGCTTGAAAGCACGCGGTCTGCGAATCAAGGGTGACGACACACCAATTAACCCCGGTGAGTTCCGTGACGTAGACGTGCCAAGCGGATCGGTGCGCGACAACATCATGACGCTGCCATATAAAGAACCATCACAAGTTCTGCTGGCCCTGCTGAACCAGATCACTGACGAAGGCAAACGCCTTGGCTCTATTGCTGACATGAACATCAGCGACATGAGTGCGAATGCTCCGGTGGGTACCACACTCGCGTTGCTCGAGCGTCAATTAAAAACAATGTCTGCTGTACAGGCGCGCGTGCACTACAGCATGAAGCAAGAGTTCCAACTCCTGCGCGACATCATCCGCGACTACACACCAGATCAGTACAGCTTTGATCCATCAAGCGGCGACCGCATGGCAAAGCAAGAAGATTACGACATGGTGGATGTAATCCCTGTGTCTGATCCCAACAGCGCAACGATGGCGCAGCGCATCATGCAGTACCAAGCGGTGATGCAGTTGTCGCAACAAGCCCCACAGATTTATGACTTGCCCATGTTGCACCGTCAGATGATTGAGGTGTTAGGTATCAAGAACGCAGACAAACTTGTACCTACAGATGACGATATGACACCACGCGATCCGGTCAGCGAGAACATGGCGTTCCTCAATGGCAAGCCCACAAAAGCGTTCCTGTACCAAGACCACGACGCACACATTGCTGTACATACATCAATGATGCAGGACCCACTCTTGATGGCGCAGATTGGTCAGAACCCACAGGCTCAGAAGATGATGGCCGAGATTCAGGCGCACGTCGCGGAGCACTTGGCGTTTGCGTACCGCAGGAAAGTCGAGGAGCAGTTGGGCGTACCACTCCCACCACCAGACGAGCCAATGCCAGAAGAAGCCGAAGTCATGTTGTCACAGCTCGTGGCACAAGGCGCGGCGCAAGTGCTGGCTGCGAGTAAAGGTCAGGCAGCCCAACAACAATCGCAGCAGATGGCGCAAGATCCGCTTATCCAGATGCAGCAGGCTGAGCTCCAGATCAAGAAACAAGAAGCTGACACCAAGGCCAAGAAAGTCGAAGGCGACTTGTTGCTCAAACAGGCTGAGGTTGAACTCAAAGCGCAAGCCCAAGGCAGTCAGAACCCTGACCCTGTGTTGTTAGCTGAGCAGCACCGCATGGAGATGCAGATGCAGCAGGAGCGTCACGCACAAGAGATGGCGGCTGCCCAGCAGCAACAACAAGCCGCAATGATGCAGCAGCAGCAAGCTATGGCTCAAGCACAGCAAGCCCACGGTCAGAAGATGGCCCACGGCGGACAAGTGCATGCACAAGGTCTGAGCCAGAAAGATCAGGCGCACTTCCAGAAGATGCGCCACGCGGCGATGGCGGCTGAGAAAGCCAATAACGAGCCAAACAAAAAACCAGTCAAAAAGGATGAATGATGGCCAACATGCTTGAAGTGCTAAACAAGAAACTTGACGAACACGTCAAGCAGTTGGTTGATGTTGTCAGTGGTGGTGGCGCTAAATCCCACGACCACTACAAAGAACTGTGCGGGACTATCCGAGGTCTGCAAACCGCACAGATGGAAATTGCTGACCTCGTGCGAAAAACTAAGGAATATGAAGATGACTGAGTTTGATGTTAAGGCTGTTGATCTGAGTGGGTTGCTAAACACATCCACAGAGGAAAAAGCCAAACAAGTGCCTGACCCCGCGACGTATCACATTTTGTGTATGTTGCCCAAAGCTGAAGAAGAGTTCAGCGAAACTGGCATCTTGAAGTCAGCTACTGCGATGTACCACGAGGAGCTTCTCTCCCCCGTGTTATTTGTCGCAAAGATTGGCCCCGATGCGTTCAAAGACGCGACCAGATTTCCGTCTGGTCCATCATGCAAAGTTGGTGACTTTATTTTGGTTCGCCCAAACACTGGCACGCGCATGAAAATTCATGGCACCGAATGGCGTCTGATTAACGATGATTCCGTACAAGCCGTTGTGCAAGACCCTCGTGGTATCCAACGTCCAACTTAAGGAGTAATCATGGCAGAAATTGAAAAAACAGAATTTGAGTTCCCCGATGAGGCGGAAACAAACGCTCGTAAAGGCGGCAAGGTTGTAGAACCTGAGTCTGATGCACCGGAGATTGAGGTTGTAGACGACACGCCTCCAGAGGACCGTGGCCGTAAGCCAATGGCTGAACCTCCCAAAGAGGTGACTGACGACGAGCTGTCAAAGTACGACGAAAGCGTTCAAAAACGCATCAAACACTTTACAAAAGGCTATCACGACGAGCGCCGCGCTAAAGAAGCGGCTGAACGTGAACGAGAAGAAGCACTGCGGTTTGCCCAGTCTTTGGCTGAAGAAAACAAGAAACTGAAGGGTTCTGTTAACCAGAATCAGACAGCTTTGATTGAACAAGCCAAAAAAGTGGTGGCCAACGAGCTTGAAACTGCAAAACGACAGTACAAAGAAGCCTACGAAGCGGGTGACTCTGACGCCTTGGTAAACGCTCAAGAAGCGCTTACTGCGGCCAAAATGAAGGCAGAAAAAGTAAATAATTTTCGCCCAGCCCCTTTACAGGTGGAAAAAACTGTTGTACAACCCGCATATCAGCCCCAACCGGCTGCACCCGTGGACGAAAAACTACTTGCATGGCAAGACCAAAATCAGTGGTTTGGTTCAAATAAACGGATGACAGCTTATGCCCTCGGCTTGCACGAGGACTTGGTAGGGGAAGGGATTCCAGCAGGCAGTGAGGAATACTACAAACGTATCAACACTGACATGCGCGAAAGATTTGCCGACCAGTTTGGAGCCGACGAATCCGTTGATGCGAAACCTCAACGAACCAAATCCAACAACGTTGCACCTGCAACGCGTAGTACAGCACCGCGCAAAATCGTGCTGACGCAAACACAGGTGAATCTCGCCAAGCGGCTGGGAGTTCCGTTGGAACTGTACGCCCGTAAGGTTGCTGAAGAAATGAGGAAATGAAAATGGAAAAAACTAACCGCGCACCACGCGAACTTGATACCCGCGAAAAGGCGGAGCGTCC